TGGGCATTGTTATTGTTGCTGTCATAGGTTCCATATTAAACACAGTTGTTTAACTTTGCAACACGCCGAGAATTGCCAAACATGCACATTGGGCTGTAATACTTAACATGTGAGTTTAGCTAAGAACGTCAGAGTTACAGCAAATGTGCGATACTTACTCCGGCAAAACCGAGTTACGCAGCGCGACCTTGCTGCCGCTCTCGGTATGCATGAGCAGACCTTTTCCAACAAAATGTGCGGCACGCGACCGTTCACCTTGCGCGACTTGACCCGCATTGCTGATTTCTTCGATGTGAGCGTCGATTTCCTTCTTGGTCGTTCTGATTATGCGAAACCGTTGGAGGTGGCGTGATGGCTGGCGTGGAACGTGTGGCGGTGCATGTAAGCCGTCTGGCGCATTGTCCCGCCGTGTTCTTCGTTGAGTTCTCGCGTGCCGGTTCGGTGGGGAACCTCGTTGTTCCTCTGGATCGTTCCGAGGCCGAAGCGTTGCGCGACGAGCTTGGCGAAGCGCTGTCGGGCCGGATTACGGAGGCCCCGGATGTTAGTTGATGGTTTTAATGATCTCCACGGGTTCAGGGCATCCGTCCCAGACGATGGTGAATTTGATGGGGTAATGGGCTTTGCCGTCCCCGTCCTCCACGTGTCCGTCAAAGAACGCGGTGCCGCCTTGTTGACGCTCCTCTCGCAGTTTCGGCAGTCCAATGTTGAAGAAGTGGACGTCGGGCAGCCCCCATGGTTCGCTATCGGTTCTTCCGAGATAGTTGTTCCATGTGTTCGTGTAGGTTCCCTCGACCGCTTCGGCAAACACGGAGATGTTGCGCGCGGGGCCTCCGATGTTGGTAAGGACGAAGCGCGACCCGCTTTCGTCGATGTCGATTCTGAACTTGGGCGGCATGGGTGGCTTGCGAGTTGCCGGCGTTGTTGCTGGAAACATGGCGTCTATTTCGTCATTCGTGATTGGCGTCGCAGGCCCTTCCGCTGGTGTTTCCTTCCGGGACGCTTTGCTAACGAGGCCAATAAGTTTTTTGACGATGAACGCGCCCGCCCCACCGATGATTGTCAATATTGCGCAAATCGCCATGACCCAGTTCGGGTCACCCATGTCGATGTTTTGAAACCAATTCGTAATTCCATTCATGACGTTCAATCTACAACCGGAGGTGTCTCGTGCCGTATCTGAAGCCTGAGTCCACCAGCGACACGTTTGACGTGTTTTGCAGGGTGACCGATGGTGGCAATCCTTATCGTTTCCATGTCCTCGCGGACATCCGTGGGCAGTTGTTGGACGTGGATGGGTTGTCGATGGGTGAGTTGGTGACGGTCAATCGTGAGATTGCCAGGGCCATCAGGGAGGCGAAGCATGCGCGCCATCTGTAGGACCGTGCTACGTGGCCTGTGCGTCGTGGCTGTGTTGCCGTCGGTGCTGCTGGCGGTTGGTTTGTGCGCGTTCTGGCGGTGGCTGTGGGACGACGATGACGAGAGGAGTCGGTATGGGTACGGCTACTAGGGTCTGCGTGGATAATTACGAGGCCTATCCGGGTATCTTCCGTGTGTCGTTCGACTCCGGTGATGTTCGCGCGGCGGTGGTGCTGACCCGCCCGCAGTTGGAGCAGTTGCGCTCGTGCGTGACTGATTCGTTGGCTCATGACGATGCGGTGCGGCGAAGACGCGGCGGCGATCTGTGACGGCTTGCGCCGTCGATAACCGAATATGCCTTTGACCACGCCGACCGTCGGTTGCGTGCGAGGCGTGATGAAGCACCCGGCCGCGCCTTGCCCAGCGCGTTACAAACACACCACGTGTGGCGTGGTGGTTGAAGCGTCCCTAGCGGGGAGGCGTGCGGGTTGCAGCTAAACGCACGTGTCGTGTTCCCAGGGACGAAAGCGGCACCATCGGCCCCATGCGTGGGGTGGCACGTGCGTTGACCTTCGTCGCGGCCTTGCGCCGCTGACCACATGCGACGGCCTTGGCTCCATGCCGAAATGCTTCACATATGGGAACCCTTCGGGAAGAACGGGAATCAGGAACCTTCTTGATTCTTGTTTTCCCGCCTTATGGTTCCCCGCTCTAACCTTCCACCATCCGAAATTCATTGATTCCATCGATTACAGGACTTACCCACTTAACCGCCTACGAGCTGATTGGAGAACATCATGGGTTATGCAGTTGATTACGTGCCGACAAGGGAACGAAGGAAGATTAAGAAGAAGTACCGCCGTGAGCATGTGACCAGCAAGGCGGTCAGGGCTCGGGATATGAGGAACGCGGTTCGGTGGAATCTGCCGACGCTAGAACATGATACGACCGGTACCGCTACTGTCGATCGTTCCATCGTCATCAATCTGCTTCGTTTGGACCGTATCAGCCCGACCGCCGACCCTACCGGGGACCATGCGATGCAGCAGCTGGTCAGCGAGGGCATTGTGCCCAAGCCTTTTCGCATCGCCGGTAACTACGGGTTCGACCGCGACGACCTGATCACGTCGCTCAAGGCATGGGTTGGCCTGCTGTGAACCCGCGCGTGAAACTCACCGTCAGCCAGGCCGCAAGGTATCTGCATGTGTCGCGGCGCACGATGCAGCGGATGCGGGACCAGGGCACGGGGCCGGCGTACTTCCGAAGCGGCGAGGCCCCGAACTCCCCGATCCTGTACGAGCTGGCCGACCTTGACATGTGGCTCGCCGCACGGAAGGAGCGATAGCCATGGGCAGAAGGCAGGTCATCGACCCGTGCGTGCGCGCCGAGGTCATCGCCACATACGGCAACACCTGTTGGCTGGGGTTGCCGGGATGCACCGTGGTGGGCGAGGAGGACGACCACATCGTGCCCCACTCGCACGGCGGCAAAGCGACCGTGGCCAACATCCGCCGCGCCTGCAAGCACTGCAACGCCAGCCGACAGGACCGCGTGCTGTACGGTTACGGCGCAAGGATGCACATAATCGTGTGCCCGCCGGGTTGCGACGCGACAGCGCTGGACTACATCACCGAACACAGCAGAAGCACGGACCCAGTGGTGGCCTACTCGTATCTGGCCGACGCGATGGGCGTGGCCGAGACCGAATCGCGCGCCGAGCGCGTGGCCGTGGGCATGGCATGGAGCGCCGCGTACCGCAGCTTCACCACATGCGCGGAACCGTTGGACGTGTGGTGCGTGCGCACGTTCCCGTCCAGCCGCCGGCACCCGCGGATGCTGGACGAGTGGCTGGCACTGGACTACGACATACACGTGATGGATGTGGACTACGCCGAGGCATGGGACCATGCGGTCACCGAGGACGAGCGCGTGCTGGTGCGCCGATGGTACTCGCTGCATCTCTCGCAGGCGCTGGTGGATGCAAGGCAGGCCGCCCGACGGGCCCGTCTCACGGCCTTGGGCCTTCGCTCCGACGCCGCCAGCGTCGCGGCGCGGCCTGAGTGGTGAACGCGGTTTTTTAAACTCGCCGGCCTCGACCAAGACCCCGCGCCCAGTTTTTTCTCCCCCCAACCCAAGAATAAAAAAAGCCGGAAAACGTTGGAATATCAACGTTTTCCGGGTATCGCTCTTCAAAAACACAAGATACACCGTTTTATGATTGGAGCAAACAACGCATGATGCTCGACGGATTCGACGAGGACACCGGCCGGAACATCGGCCCGCAGGAGCAGGCCACGCGCCGCATCGTCAAGGACTTGGAGGACTCGCACCCGGAATACGACCCCATCCGCGATGGTCTTTGCCAGGCCATGCTCTCACTTGCGGCCAACATCGACAGCCAGAACCGGTCGGGCCGTGAAATCAGCCGCAACATGGCGCAGTACATCGACGCCCTGTGGAAGATTCGCGACATGTATCCCGCCGAGGTCGTCGCGGACGACGACGTGGAGGCCGCGTGGTCGGGAGGTGCCGGCGATGCTGATTAGGGGCGGCACCCGGCGCGACGAGACGCGCAGGACGTTGGGGCCGCGATTGGCGGGCATCGCGGCGATGATGGGCACGCCGCTGATCCCGTGGCAACGCTACGTGGCGGACGTGGCCTGCGAGATAGACGAAGACACCGGCACCTTCCATTACGACACCGTCGTGATCAGCACGCCGCGCCAGTGCGGCAAGTCGGCGCTGGTGGACTCGTCGGACACGTTCAACGCATCCCTTGGCCGCCGCCGGCGCATTGCCTACGCAGCGCAGACCGGCAAGGACGCCGAGGACCATTTCAAGGAGTACGCCGAACTGATGCAGGGCACGCGCCTGATGCAGAAGGTCCGTAAGTTCCGGTTCTCCAACGGCGGCATGAGCGTGAGCTTCACGAACGGCAGCACGATAAGCCCCATGGCCATGACCAAGATAGCCGGCCATGGCAAGCAGATGGACAAGGTCACCATCGATGAGGCGTTCTCGCTGACGAAGGAGGCCGGGGACACCATCATGGACGCCATAATACCGACCATGAACACTCGTCTGATGCGCACAGGGGTGGCCGCGCAACGGTGGATAACCTCGACCGAGGGCAACGCCGACAGCACCTATTTCAACCCGCTGCTGGACGGTTTGCGCGCCGGGGACGTGCCCGAACGCACCTGCTGGTTCGATTTCGGGATACCCGAGGACGCCGACCCCGAGGACCTGGACGTGGTCATGCGCTACCATCCCGCCGCCGGCTACCTGTGGTACAAGCCCCAGTTGCGCGACTTCCGCGAGGGGTTCGGCGACAACGTGGCCGGTTGGGCTCGCGCGTTCGGCAACAGGCGCGACACCGGCGTTTCCGACAGGGTGATAGCGGCCGACCTGTGGGAGACCACCGCCGTCGCGCCGATCAAGCCCGCCGAGCTCGACGGCCGGCCCATCGTGTTCGCGGCCGCCGTGGACGTGGACGCCACCAACACCAGCGTGAGCGTCGGCATCGTCAACCAGGACGGTACCGTCACCACCCAACTGCTCAAGGTGCTGGCCGGCACCGGCAACGCCCCCGACGAGATAACCCGTTTGTGCACCGACTACGCGGCACCGCTCGTGATGGACACGCGCGGCCCCAACGCCGACCTGCGCGACCGGCTCGCATCGCTCACCGACAACTACGGCGACCAGCTCGTGAGGTTCGTGGAACTCTCCGCCGCCGACTACCTCGCGGTCGGCCAGGCCTACGTTTCCGGCTTGCAGAACCACACCGTGACCCACGCGCTCGACACGGAACTGGACATGAGCGTGGCCAAAAGCGCGCGCACGTGGAGCGGCGACGCATGGCGCATCACCCGCCGTGGCTCCACCGGCCTCACGTCGCCGCTCGAAAGCTGCATGTTGGCCGCATGGGGAGCGACCCACCAGCCCGAGGAGACCACGCCGTTCATAGTCTGATGGCACCGCTTGGCGCTGCTTGGCTTCGCTTGGCTTCGCTTGGCTTCACGGTGCTGGACGGCCCGCCGCCTTCGGCCCCATTCTTGTGGGCATGAACGAACGACTTGGATTCTGGCGCAGGCTCAAGCTCGCGGGCGGCATCGTCACCCGTGGCGCGGCCGCGCTCGACGACGTGCCCGACGGCATCCTGCCCCCGGCCCGCCGCGCGGAATGCGACCCGCTCACCCTGTCCACCGTGTTCCGTGGCGTGCAGGTGTTGCAGACAGCCATCACCGGCCTGCCGATCAACGAGACCCGCAACGGCATCAAGCTCGATACCGTCAGCGCTCTCGTCCAGCGCCCCGACATCAACCGTTCACGCCGTGACTTCCTCGCCGACATGGTGGCCTCGATGGTCCTCGACGGCAACGCCTTCGTCCGCCTGGTGAGATACGGCGGCGAGATCGTGACCTGCGAGGTGCTGCCCCCGCAGCTCGTGACCGTCAGCGACGACGGCCACGACCCCGCGAGCCCACGCCTGCGCTACGGCTACCTCGGCCGCGACTACACGCCCGACGACATCGTGCACTGCAAGTTCCTCAACGTGCCCGGACGGCTCAGGGGCTTGGGACCCATCGGCGCGGCCCGCGAAGAGGTCGAATCCGCGCAGATGGCCCGCGACTACAAGGCCAAGTTCTACACCGATTCCAGCAACATCAAAGGCTATGTGACCACCGAGCAGAAGGTCAGCCTTCCCACGTTGAAGGCGTTGAAGGACGACTGGGGCAAGGACGGCCAGGCCGGCCAGGTGCGCTTCGTCTCCGATGGCCTGAAATACGTGCCCTTGGACCTCAAGCCCGCCGATTTGCAGTTTCTGGAGACCCAGAAGTTCGACACGACACAGATCGCGCGACTGCTCGGCATCCCCGCGTCCATCATGCTCGCGGCCGTCGATGGCAGCAACCTGACCTACCAGAACATTGAACAAAGCTGGATCGAGTTCGCCGACTACACGCTGGCCGCCTACGCGGGCGAGATCGAGGAACTGTTCAACCGTCTTCTGCCGCGCGGCCGCGAGGCGCGGTTCGACTGGGATTCGAGCGGCCGCACGAACACCAGCGAACGGTACGCGGCCTACGCCAGCGCTTTGGAACACCAGTGGATGACCGTGGACGAGGTGCGCGCCGACCGGGGACTGGCCCCGTTGGCATCCACGCCGGAACCAGTGAAGGAGAACCAACAGTGAACGACAGACTGATGGAACGGCGCATGCTCGACGTGCGCGGCATCCAGGTAAGGGACGCGGAAGACGGGGACGGCAGCATCCTGACCGGCATCGCCGTGCCGTTCAACACCAGGTACGCCCTGTGGGGCGACTACGCCGAGGTGTTCGACCCGGACACCGACTTCGGCTCGCGCGACAGCGTGAAAATCAGCCGCCAGCACGGCGAGCTCATCGGCCGCGTCACCAGCATGGACGCCGAGGCGGACGGACTGCACATCACCGCGAAGCTCGCCGGCACCCAGGCCGCGCGCGAGGCCATCCAACTCGTGCGCGAAGGCGTCTACGACGGGTTCAGCGTCGGCTTCATCCCCGTGGACAACCGCGAGGTGGCAGCCGACGACGGCGTCACCGAGGTGCATCGACGCAAGGTCGATCTGTTCGAGGTGGCCGTCACCGGCATCCCCGCGTATCCGAACGCGGTCATCACCGGTCAGCGCGAACAAGCCCACGAAAACATGTCCGAAACCGGAAGCAACCAAACCGACAACCAGAAGGAGAACCACATGGACGAGGAACTGCGCGCCATGCTCGACGGCATCCAGGAGGAACAGCGTGGCATGAAGGCCGCGCTGGCCAAGGGCGCGGCACCCGAACGCAAGACGATGGGCGGCGAATACCGCAACGCGGGCGAATACCTGCGCGCCCTCGTGGACGGCGACGAAGCGGCCGTGAACCTGTACCGCGAAGGCCGCGACCTGATCGTGACCGGCAACACCGGCAACACCAGCACCTGGATCGCGGACGACCTGCGACTGATCGAACAGCGCCGCAAGGTCATGGGCATCCTCACCCACGACAGCCTGCCCTCCACCGGCATGAGCATGGAATACAACGTCGTGGAGACCGACACCACCAGCGTCACGGCGCAGGCCAAGGAAGGCGACACGCTCGCGTTCGGCAAGGTGTCGTTCGGCACGAAGGTGACCACCGTGGGCACCTACGGCGGCTACACCACCCTGTCGCGCCAGACCATCGAACGCTCGACCACGCCCATGCTCAACACCGCGCTGAAGGCCCTGCGCAACGCCTACGCGAAAGCTACCGAGAACAAGGTCCGCCAGTTCCTCTACGACACCATCGCCACCCAGCGCGACGCATCCACTGACCCCAACAAACTCGACGCGCCCGCCGCATTGAACGCCATGACCATCGACCAGTGGGCCGGCCTCATCATCGACGCCGCCGAGATCGCCGACGACCGCAACGTCAACCTGACCCGCCTCGGCGTCAGCAAGGACGTGATGAAGGCGCTCGTGGCCCTCAAGGACTCCGGCAGCCGCTTCTTCGACCTGAGCGGCGACGGCAGCGACACGCTGGGCGACTTCGACCTGACCGGCATCGCCGGCCGCTTCCTGCGCCTGCCCGTGCAGATGCTGCCCGCCGCGCCGACCGGCACCGCCTGCTTCATCGACCCCGAGGCCGTGACCGTCTGGGAATCCGGCGGCCCCACCCAGCTGTCCGCCACCGACCCGACCAAGCTCACCGACAGCTACAGCGTGTACGGCTACCTCGCCGTCGCCGCCACCCTGCCCACGGGCCTGATCCCCATCAAGTTCGCGGCCTGACCATGGCGGACGAGACCAGCGAACTCGTGGCCCTGCTGCGCGACGAGGTGAACATGCCAGCCGGCGACGACGAACGTCTGAAAGCGAAGATACGGACCGCGACCACCTACGTGGACGCCGCCATCGCCGGCCAGAAATGCCCCGACGACGTGCGCCGCGACTGCATCGTGTCGTGCGCGGCCGACCTGTACAACAGCAGGGACGCGCGGTTCGGCGTGATGAGCGTCGCCGATTCGACGCTCGAACCGTTCCGCGTGTCCACCGACCCGCTGCGCAGCGTCTACCCCAAACTCAACGCCGTGGGCGTCATGGCCGGCAGTCTGGCGGTGGCATGATGAGCAGCCTCGTCATCCAGGAACGCGCCGCGCTCACCCGCCTGCTCGAAGACTGCCTAGGCGACCTCGTGCAGATCGTCACGGCAGACGAGCAGAAGGCCCGCCCCCTGCCGAACAAGGTGGCCGTCTTCATCGAACCGCCCGAACTCGCCTACAAGAAATGGGGCAACGAGCCCGACATCACGTGGCGGCTCGACATAATCGCCGGCACCATGGCCACCCAGGCCCCCGCGTTGGAACTCGTCATGCGGGCCATCGACCTCATGGCCGAACACGAGCTCAACATCCAGGCGGCACGGCCCGTGACCCTCAGCCTCGCCGGCGCGGGGGACCTCGCCGCCTACCAGCTCACACTCAACCCATTGGAAATAATCTGAAAGGAACATCATGGCAAGCAAGGTGCGCACACTCGGCCCCGGCTCGTTCAACATCACCGACACGAAGAACGGCCGCGACTTCAGCGCCGACCTGACCAAAGCGCAGCTCAACCCGTCCAACTCGTCCGACGACCCCACCACCTATCTGGACGGATCGCAGGAGGCCAACACATCCACCACATGGACGATGGAAGGCACCATCGGCGACGACTTCAGCGCCGATGGCCTGAGCGTGTGGTGCTTCGACCACGCCAACGAGACCCTGCCGTTCGAGTTCGTGCCCAACAAGACCGGGGCCATCAAATGGACCGGCGACGTGACCGTGACCCCCGTGGCCGTCGGCGGCGACGTGAAATCGAAGAACACCAACGACTTCAGCTTCCCCGTCACGAACCTCAAGCACGCCGCCCACACGGCCACCACGGGCGCATGAACACCGGCAAGGCTCTGATGGTCGTCGGCCAGAAACGCTTCGTCGCCACGATGCGCAAGGCCGGCGCGGACCTGGACGAACTCAAGGGCGTGAACCGCGAAGCGGCCGAAATCGCCCTCCCCGCCGTGCAGGCCCTCGCCCCCGTCGGCAAGACCGGCAGACTCTCGAAATCACTGCGCGCCGGCGCGACCAAAAAGGCCGGCGTGATCCGCGCGGGCCGCAAGGCCGTACCCTACGCCGGCCCCATCAACTACGGGTGGCCCGGCCACCACATCAAACCACGCCTGTACGTGAACAACGGCGTGGCACGAAGCGAAAACGCCTGGATGAAACCATACGAGGCGTTCGTGGAGAAAACCATGAAACAAGTCAAAGGAGCATAAGCCATGTTGAAGAAGACCGCGACCATCGGCTACCAGGACGGCCACGAGGACACCGTGATCCTCACCGCCCGCGCCCAATGCCAGGCCGAGGAACACGCCCAGACCAACGGGTGGGGGCCCGTGGAGAACTGCAAAATCCGGTTCGTCTACTACTTCGCCTACACCGCCGCACGCCAGCAGGGCAAGACCGCCCTCCCCTACGGGCAGTGGCTCGACAGCATCCTCGACGTGGTGGTCAACACGCCCGACGACACGGAGGACGCGCAGCTGGACCCTACGAACTAGCCGCGTGGCCCGACGATTCGCTGGGCCGACTCAGCTTCATCCTCGCCCGCCGCTTCGGCGGCACCCCGTGGCAATGGCGCGAGGAGGCCAGCGAACTCGACTGGGGCACCGGCATACGCCTGTTGACCGAGGAAATGGAACGAGCCGAAAAGGAGGTGGACAATGGAGGGGCATAGCGCCATCATGTCCGTGCGCATCACGGGCAACGCGAACGACGCCGTGAAGGCGTTCGAGAAGGCGACCGGCAAGGCCGCCGCGTTCGGCAGCTTCATGGGCGGCGCGGCCCTGAAGGGCGTGACCGCCCTGTGGGACAAGCTCAAGAACTTCAGCGGCGCGGTCGTGGAGATGAGCGACTCGACCGACAAGTTCAAGAACACCATGAGCTTCGCGGGCCTCGACACCAGCGCCGTGGAGGCCGCCACCAAGGCCACCCGCAAATACGCGGACGACACCGTGTACGACCTCACCACGATCCAGAACACCACCGCCCAGCTCGCCGCAAACGGCATCACCAACTACACCGAACTGACCGAAGCCGCCGGCAACCTCAACGCCGTGGCCGGCGGCAACTCCGACACGTTCAAATCGGTGGCGATGATGCTCACCCAGACCGCCGGAGCCGGAAAGCTGACGACGGAGAACTGGAACCAGCTGGCCGACGCCATCCCCGGCGCTTCGGGCAAGCTCCAGGAGGCCATGCTCGCCAACGGCGCGTACACCGGCAACTTCAGGGACGCGATGGCCAAGGGCGAAATCACCGCCGACGAGTTCAACCAGGCGCTGATCCAGCTCGGCATGAGCGACGTGGCCAAGGAGGCCGCCACCAGCACCAAGACCATCGAAGGCGCGATGGGCAACCTCGAAGCGTCCGTGGTCGGCGGCCTCACCGACGCCTTCGACCTCGTGAAACCGGCCGTGACCTCCGCCATGGGCGTCGCCGCCGAGAAGATCACGGCGTTCAGCGGCAAGGCCACAACCGGCCTGAAAGGCGTGATAACCCTCGTCAGGGACGGCAACTTCAGCGCAGAACTGCGCGAGGCGTTCAACATCGAGGAAGACAGCCCGATAACCGACTTCCTGCTCACCGTGCGCGACACCGCCGCCAACACGTTCGACACCGCGAAAACCGCCGTGACGGACTTCATGACCGCGTTCAACGACACGGGCCCGGTGCAGACCGCCAGCGACATCTTCGGCTACGTGTGGGAGACCTGCAAAAGCCTCGCCGGAGCCGCCGGCGACGTGCTCGCCCAGTTCGCGCCACTCACCGACTCGTTCGGCGGCGCATCCGACGCCGGCACCGCGTTGGGAGACGCCTTCAACGGCGCCGCCGGCATCGTGGGCGACGTGGCCGACAAACTCACCGCGTTCAGCGACTGGGTGAGCGCGAACGCCGAACCCATCAGCGCCGCCCTGGTCGGCATCGGCACCGGCTTCGCCGTGTTCAAAGTCGCGGGCGTCATCACCGCTGTATCCTCCGCATTGCAGGGGTTCAGCATCGCCAACACGGCCGCATCCGTGGCCCAATGGGCGCTCAACGCGGCCATGAACGCCAACCCCATCGTGCTGATCATCACGCTCATAGCCGCCCTGGTGGCCGGACTGGTCTACTTCTTTACCCAGACCGAAAGCGGTCGGCAGATATGGAGCAACTTCACCAACTTCATCGGCGCGTGCGTGAACAACATCATCGGATTCTTCCAATCACTGCCCGGCAGGATAGGCGCGTTCTTCTCCAGCGCAGCCCAGTTCGCGCAGAACACGTGGAACAACGTGGTCAGCTGGTTCAGTGGACTGCCCGGCCGCATCCTGTCCGCCATCGGCAACGTTGGACGGCTGCTGTGGAACGCGGGCTCAAGCATCATCGAGGGTTTCCTCGACGGTCTGAAATCCGCGTGGAACAACGTGACCGGGTTCATCGGCGGCATCGCCGACTGGATCGCGGAGCACAAGGGCCCCGCCGCCTACGACAAGGTGCTGCTGGTGAAAAACGGCCGCCTCATCATGCAGGGCCTCGCCAAAGGCCTCGGCCTCGGCTTCGACCAAGACGTGACCCGCGCCATCACCCGCGTCAACGGCCGCCTGTCCGCCATGTCATTCGACATGCCCGGCACCAACGGCACCGCAACCGCGCAACCCATGACCGTGAGCATCGTCATCAACGGCGTGCTGGACGGCGAGGACGCGGCCCGCAAACTCAAGAAGATCCTCCGCGACTACGACAGAAAGCGGGCATGAGATAGATGCAGAAACCATTCATGTTCATCGACTGGGGCGACGGCTGGAAAAGCCTCAACGACCCCTTGCAGGACATCGCCGTGCTCGCCCAGTTCAGCGTGCAATGGGGCGTGGAGACCGCCGACGAGCAACCCGACCCCAGCGTGATGAGCTTCACCCTGCGCGACCTCAAGGGATGGCTCACCGGCCGCGCGCTCACCCTCGCCGGCGCACGCATCCTCGTGCAGATCAGCGAACAACCCACCTGGGCGATGCTCACGGACGCGATGGGCACATGGAAGGTACAAAGGATGCCGTTGAACCGGCTGCACTCCGCATACGCGCCACCCACCCCGGACAATCCCGACAGCACCGCCATAACCCTGTTCGACGGCATCATCAGCAACGGCGGCACAGCGGCCGCACACAAAACCGGGTGGAAACTCAAACTCACCGCGTCCAGCCGCCTGCTGCTCTGGAAACGCCTGGCCAAACAAGGCCCCACATCCACCGACGCGAGATGGGCCGGACAACACTGGGTCACCACCACCGTCGCCGCCCGGCTCGCGGAACTCAACACGCGCGCACGCGAGGCCGGCGCGCCGGAAGCCGACGCGGCCGGGCTGGAAACCACCGGCACCCCCGCATCCTACGACACGTCCGACTACCCGACCCAACTCGACCTATTGCACCGCCTCTACGCCCACCACCCACACATGCCCCTGTGGTACGAGGTCCCGCACAAGGACACGAGCGTGATCGAATACACGCCACTGAACCGGCCCGTGGCCATGCGCGCGACCACCGACGGCACCCTGACCATCACCGACCAGGGCACCGTCACCCCCGCCATCCCCGCACCGCTGGTGGAAACCGACGACGACACGACCCTGACCATCCCTGAACCCATCACCCAAATCACACTCAAGGCGAAGAAAGCCACGGCCGACGACGACGGCGTGCTTGCCTTCGAGGACGACGAAACCGAAATGGGAGACCGTGGACTCCTGCCCGCGAACCTGACCGCCACCCAGTCAAGCCTCACCATGGAAAGCGACATCACCACCCAGGACGACACAGGCGGCATCCTCGGGCGCGCCAACGGCACCACCTGGACACCAAGCGAGCAGAACCGCATCGACGCCGCTCGATGGCTCGAAACCATCGACCGCCGACTCACACCCGAAACCATCGTGTTCGACGGCCGCAAAATCGACCCCGCCAACCGGCCAGAACTGTACAAAACCTCGCCGCCTGACGCGTTCACCCTGCAAGGCGCACGAAGCGGCACACTGGCCGACGACACCAGCCGGCCGACCACCGGCGGCGCATACACGGCCATTGGCGGCATCCTGACCTTCGAATGGGCCGACCAGACGCCGGTACTGCGCAACGAAGTCACCCTGTGGCCCATCCCGCTCGACACCGACCGCCAAGCCACATGGTCCGACATGCAGGCATGGCCACCCACATGGGCGCAAACCGCCATGAGCATCGCCGAACTCGGACTGGTCAGCGCATACGACCAGCCCGC